TTGCATTCTTCGAAGCAGCATCTTGCATATTGGATAAAGATGTGCCGTAGCTTACTGAATAGTCGACTGGAATTTGCGGAATAGAATCCGGAATAACCGCATCTATCATGTTTTCACTAGCTTTTGCAACGTTATCCGCTTCGTTATTAATCCCGATAGCTAAACCTTCACCGGTAAATTTACCGATTTCTTTAAATACCCTAGAAGGCGAGTGGATTCCGAGCAAACCTTTAGCAAAGTCAATTGCTCCACCTACAACATCTTGGATAGTGCTCACGACGCTACCAGCCATACCTGCAATACCTTCTACTAATCCTTGGATGATATTCATCCCGATGTCGTAAAGATTAATACCAGACAAGAAACTAATAACATCGTTCCAAATACCGCTAATCGTTCCAGGGATTTGACCGAAGAACTCTCCAACTGCAGATACGATACTGCTAAACATTTGAGATGCGATATTGAACATGTTACTTACGCCGTCTGCCACGAATTGGTAAGCTGAACTTACAAAACCACTAATAGAATCGACGATAGCACTCCAAATAGAAACTGCCACGTCCATAATGCCTTGCATAATGGTTCCGAACGTTTCAGACATTCCAGTGAATATGTTAACGACGTATTGAACCAACGTATCTACAAATGCAGATACAATCGTACATAATGATTCCCAAATCGTTTGTGCTGCAGTAGAAATATTGGTCCAAATTTGACTAAGAGTGCTTGCCACTCCTTCAAAATTACCTGTTAATAGTTGTAATAGAACTAACACTGGTCCGATAATAACGTTCTTGATTAATTCCCATGCTGCGCCTGCTGCAGTTGAGATGGCATTCCAAACGGTATCAATATAGTTTTTAATCAATTCGAAATTGGCTTTAACCATATTAATAATCGGTTGAATAATAGGTGTTATGATTCCAAGGAATGCATTCCACGCTTGTGTTGTTATATTCGTGATAGATGTCCATAGATTACTAAAGAATTCCGTTAAACTAGTAACTACTGATGTGATAGCATCAACAACACCTTGCCACGTTTCAGAAGCCCAACTTGCAATACCGTTCCACAAACCTGTTAAGAAGTTCATGAAATTTTGCCATATTTGTTTACCTGTTTCAGTTTGCGTGAAGAACCAAACCAAGGCTGCTGTTATTGCTGTTATTGCTGTAATAATTACCGCAAGTTTATTGGCATTTAAAACAGCGTTGAAGATTTTAAACGCTCCACTTGCACCCATCGTTGCAGCAGCGTTTGCCGCTTCTGCAGCAGTCAATGCTTTAGTGCGGACAAACTGTGCTAACATTAATCCGTTTGTGATTGCTAATACTGTTTTACGAGCAACTTCAATGCCTTTGATTACTCCCATCACTACTTTGTAACCAGTGTATGCGGCTGTGATACCAACTACTGTAGATTTAAGTAAATCCATGGCTGTTTGGTTACTAGAGATATATCCAGTCAAATCTTTAACCCAACCAGTCGCATCCCTTATGAAACCACTTAACGTTTCGAATGCTCCACCAACAGTGTTAATGATGTCCTCTACCGTTACAATTTTAGATAAATCATCAACAAAACTTCCGACGATTGCGGATACGTTACCAATGACTCCTCCGATATTATCAAAAGCCAGTTTCAAATTCTCAACAACTTTACTAAATATTTCCTGGACTTTAGCAAACGCGTCGGATTCAACAACGCCCTTAATAAACTGCTCGCCACTGTCTTTCAATTGCAAGAATCTGTCTTTTAATTCGCCTACAAAACCTGTTAAGTTTTGCATAGCTACAACAAGGCTATCTAAAACAACTGAACCAATCGTGGCTTTAAAATCTTCCCACGTTTGCTTCAAGTTACCCATGACGTTTTCCCAACCATCTGATTCACGAGCCGCTTGCCCCATCGCTCCAGATACTTTGTTGGCATCTTCGTACATTCTCAAGAGTACTTCTTGTTGTTGCAACCCTGATAACTTCGAATATTCCTTACCGAACAGCTCTGTCGCTTTGGCGTTACGAGTCGTTTCAGTAGATAAGATTCCTAAATTGTCTGCAACCTGGAAGTTACCTTTTAAGTAACTTTTTAAGGTTTCAGTCGTTTCTTCTAGTGACTTATCGTAGAAAGCTGCAGTATCAGCCGCTGCTCTTGTAGCACGAGAGGTAAATTCCATCGCTTGAGTTGTATCCATTCCAGCAACTTTAGCGAATGATGCAATTTGGTTAAAAGCTGGTTTAATTCGTGTTGGGACCGCTCCAACTTCTTTAGCTACGCCGTTTAAAGCTTGTTCTGCAGTGTCGACAATCCCAGAAAATACTTGTTCGAATTGTGCCTGAGTAGCCTTAGCGGATGCCGCTGCTTCGATTGACATCTTTCCAAAATCAATTAGTTTCCCTGCAGCAAACACTCCTGCTATGACCGTAGCAGTTTTCTTAAAGAAACTAGACAACTTATTGCTGGTCTGTTCCCCTTTTCTTGCTACACCGTCCAGTTCTTTCTCGGCGTCACTACCGCGGATTCCGATTGTCCCAAACAGTCTAAATATCTCACCCATCTTCCTTCACCCCCATACTCATAATTTGTTCTGCTAAACGAATAGCATTTTCTTCTTCAGTTTGACTCATCGTTTTTCCATCAACTGAAGATGGTTTAATCTTACTCAATCGTTCTTGTTTGAAAGAGTTGAAATCTTGTTCAATATCTTTCGCTAACCACAACTCCCACAACTTCTCTTCTGCTTCCACCTCAAAAAGATACGCTAAAAAATCCAACGTCTCTTTCATGCTATAAGTAGCTAAAAGAGCAGTTGGATTAGAATAGCGTTTGAATAATTTATCTTTTAAAGCGTGTTGCCCGAGCCTAAGATTGAGGAGATAGATGTTAAAAAATCCTTCAACTCTGGTTTCTTGAAGAATTTAACAAGCAACTGAGTATAGTCAACAAAGTTTAATTCTTGAATTTCCTGAATCGATGTGTTCGTTAAATCAGCAAGGAAAGTATTAATGTCTAATTTGGCTTTATTAATGTTTGCGAGGATTGTTTGGATTAACCCTGCAATCATTTGCATGCCACGTTTTTCTAGTGCTTTTTCTTGCTTTTCTTTATCTGCTTTTGTTGGTTTCTTAGATAAATGACCTAACAATTTGCTATCTTTTTCTTGTTGTTTTTCAAACAATTCTACAAGATCATCTTTAATATCTAATTTCCCAATGATAGAAAGCATTGAAAACATATCGTCTCCACGTAATTCTCTTAACTCCATAAATTATTCCTCCGATGCGTTTGGATAATAGATTTTAACTGGTGCTACACGGTTAGCAACATCTTCAGCGTTAGCGTGAGCTTCAAATTTCATTGTGATTACAGCTTCAGAATTGTCTTTAGTATCGAATTCTAATCCACTTGTGCAAAGCGCGTTATATAAAACTACAATGATTGGTTTTTTACTTCCAGACATAACTCCGACTAATGCGATGTTGTCAATATAATCGCCATCTTCAAGTCTGTCTTTCAATTGAACGATATCCCATCCTGCTGGATTGTCAGTGCCGTTTCCAGTTTCTTTTTTACCATTTAACGCTAAACGGATATTCTCAGCAGTAATCTCTTTAACGTTAACTTCTAGTGTTGCTTCTGCTTTGTCAATGATTTTTTGACCTTTGGCAGGCGTAAATACACCATCTACTTCAATTGTTCGGTAAGTCGTTACAATCGATACTTTGTTACCATCCGAAGTAGCACCTAATAGTTCGCCTTTCCATTTCTTTCCTGCAGCATCCCATTCGATATTCTTATAAATTGCTCCAGCGTCAACTAGGTAATTCTTAGGAGTATCGACTGTATATCCTGTACGTTTTACTTCTGTTTTTGCCATTTCTTATTTCCTCCATTCTGTTTGAACAGTTAATCTAACATTTCGACGCTTCACGGTATCTGAGCCTGTGTTCACTTTGTTCGAGCCCACAAAACGAAAGTTTACATATAATTCTTCCGTTAATTTCAGCATTCCATTGAAGTGCCGTTTGATTTGTTCTTCTAATTCCAACACCCTTTTATACGAGGTGTTAAAATCAAAAATATCAATTTCAATCGTAATCTCATCTCGCTCACGAGTCATATTCTCACGATCATAATCGTAAGTAAGATATGGATACACCACCTTGTCTTTTCGATTCTTTTCGTGAAAGCATTCTTTAGTGATTGTGGATAGTTCCGATTGAAGTAATTTTGCAAAATCTAACATTGCTAATCACCAAAACTTTCTACAAATGTTTGAGCGATAATGTCCTGCGCACGTTTTTTGTTTTTCTTAAATGCAGGACGTATAAAAGGCTGGGGTTCGTTACCATACGTGAATACTACTTTCCCGTCTGGACTTCGATATAACCAACCACCTTTTCGACCTAATCCATTCTCAGCAAATTCCCCTGTTCCGAACTCAACGAATACGGAATACTCAACGTTCGTCCCTACAAATACTCGTACATCGCCACCATACTCTTTCACGATTGCCTGGATACTATCTCTTAGCTCTCCAGTATCGACTACTGCTAAAGCTTGGCACTGGGAACTAATCAAGTTCCCGACTCTCGTTAATGCTTTAAACGAGACTTCACGCAATTCTCTCTTAGTGCGTTTGGTATAATCCTCGAATCTAAAACTACCCATTTAGCACACCTTCATAAGTTACGTAAATTTCGTTATGATGATGAACTCCTACAGGGTCATCACAGTACGTTATCGTGTACCAACGCTTAGAAGAGTCAACCACACGCATTGTGTCCTTGATGCCTTCAGTAAACGTAGGAATGATTAAGACGTGAGTAGAGCGTTCTGTGATTGCGTTTTGCGTCGTATTTGAAGCGTTAGAGCCAGTCAACATATCAATCCAACCAGTTACGGTCATTACTGTATGCCACTCATCCTGTGAGCCACCAATGCCGTCATCGACATAACTCTTTTCCTGTATCTCGAATTGAAACATCACGCCCACCTCAATCGTCTATATTTGTCCAAGAAACTGTAAAGAGAAGACGGTAATCCATCGATATTGTCAGTTGCATTCACGTCATAGTAAGTGGTACTCATTCGTGAAACTGTTTCTGACTTAATACCGAGTTTATCGCCCATCTTTACACGATAGCGCAAGATGTTTTTCAATCCGAACGCGATATCTGACGGATACTCCACTTTTGTAACAATCGCTTTATGGTTAGAATCCTCAATAAAATCAGAACCTTGAACATAAATCTTGTTACCTGAAATGGAATCAACAACATATAGCCCGTCATTGTAGATTGAATCATTGACTTCGATGGTATCACCTACTCGAACACCTTTAAGAGGACGTCGCATCTCAATAACATTTTCGTGAAAGGTTAGCGACTGATTACGAATACTTCTGTTTTGGAAATTATTGTTCGTTAAATTACGAATCGTTGTCTCATAAGCATCTAAATCTGCTTTTGAAATAGATTTGTCGATTTCCATCGCTTCTGATAATTGAATAATCATACTCTTCGCTCCTTAAATAAAAAGGAAAGAGGAGTCGTTACTCCCCTTTACCCTTCTTAGTGCTTTTCGTTTTCTACTTCTTCTACTTCTTCTACTTCTTCTACTTCTTCTACTTCTTCAAACCCATCATCAAGTAATTTTTCAATGATTACTTCGTTGTCCGTTTCACGGATAACGTTTAACTTTTTGAATTTTCGCATTTAATAACCTCCTATTATGATGGTTTTACGTTTACGAACACTTTCTCAAGTTTCGCTTTTGGAATCCATAAATCATGGAATTTGCGATAGTCTGTTTTCCATGCATCCGCAGCTTGGTTGACTGTTGGGTCGAACACACGCACTTTATCAGTCTTAGAAACTGCCACAGGAGCGTCTTTAGCACTGATAATCCAGTTGATGGCCTTGCTTGAAGTATCTTTTACGAAACCACCTTTTTCTTGTCCTGATGTTTTACCATCATTGAATTTGAACGCTGTTTGTAATAATTCTTGACGAGCACGAACGATAGCATTGTCATTAAATGATACAACGCGAACATTCATGTTACCTTTTGCTAATTGTGTTGTAGACATGTGGTCTTTAGCGTTTTTAGCGCTTGCTAATAATGATGCAGTTGTTGGAGACATTGTAATTACTACGTCAGTCACTCCTGTAGCTTCTTCAATAGTAGTTAAGTCTTTTAATAATTCTTCAACGATATTTTCAGCAGTAAGTGTGATCTCTCGAGATTGTGAATCAGCAATTGCAAGTGACGCAATCTTAGAGTAACGGTAAGCATCGATTTCTGGAATTACTTGTTGTTTTTGGAATTCGCTCATAACTGTTGAAGCAGTAGCTACGAAGTTTGTTTGGTCAACATCCATTGAGTCAAGTGTGAATGAACGTCCACGGTCTTGAGTTAATTTATATGGATTCCATTTCAAGTCAACAGAACCAGTTGTGAATCCATTGCTGCGGTCGTAGTTTGCTAATCCGTCTGTTAATAGTGTAGCGATTTTAACTTCGTCTCCACCGTTGTATTTAATGAATTTGTCGTTTG